GGCGCAGGTCTGGGAAACAGTTCGACCAGCACTAACCGCAAACGGACTCTCCGTGGTTCAGTTGCCTTCTCAAGACGAAAGCGGATACTACGTTGAATCCATGCTAATCCATTCAAGCGGTCAGTGGATTAAATCACGTCTATACATGAAACCAGTGAAGGAAGATCCGCAGGGAATCGGGTCTTTAATCAGTTATGCTCGCAGGTATGCCTTGCAATCGCTCGTAATGGTATGTTCTGACGATTTGGATGACGATGGTGAGATGGCAATGGGACGCTCCTCAAGTGTTCCGCAAGCTAGGACAACAGTCACAAAAGTACTAGCACCCGTAACACCCAAAGAAGATCCAAACTGGTTCACAAAAGTGGAGGCAGTAATTGCAACCAAAGCTGAATCGGCTACGGGATACTTGATCTCGAAAGGGGAGATCAAAACTGGTCAGTTGTGGAATGATCTTCCCGCTGGCAAGTATCGTGACAACTTGCTTGTATCACCTGAGAAGTTCTTGGCAGCAGTAGCCAAATGGGAGGCAAAATGATCCGTCATTCATTGCTTCCTAAGCTAGCCGAGTGTGCCTGTTTCGAGTCAGCGGGGGGTAACTCCCCTGCTGCGTCTCGCGGGACTAAAATGGACGAGGCATTCCGTGAGATGTTCATGGGGAATAATAAGCCTTTTCTTGATCTGAATCCCAAGGATGGTGATGCGGTCATGTGGGCAGTCGAGATGACCAAGACAATCGCTGGTGACCATGAGGTGGTCACAGACGAAGATAGCTTGAAAGTCAAAACGCCCGGCATTGACCACATTGGAACCGAGGATTGCCGTATCCCTGCCATACATACTAGCCTAGACCTAAAATCAGGAATCCTACGTTCGTATCTTGAGCAGCAGTGTGCCTATGCCTACGGAAATATGGCAGCAAGCTACGATTTCGAGACTGGCGAATACGCTATTCGCGAATGGACTACGCACTTGCTGTTCTGTGATCAAGAACGGGTGGTTACTCACTCTTGGACAATTGACGAGGCAAAGACAGTTGTTGAGGGAGTGATTGCAGCATACAACGACTTAAACAAAACACCGACCGCTTGCGATTATTGCAAGTGGTGTAAAAATTCCACCACTTGCGAACAAATTACTAACCCAGTTGCCAACACCCTAGAGGTGGTTCAAAACGACCTACAGACCAACCTCGCGCAAATGCAGGAGCATCTCGCAGGTGATATAGATCGACTCTCAATGTTTATAAAACAGAGTCAAATTTTCAACAACTACCTTGTCGATTGGGCAAAGGATCTGCTCAAAGAAAAGCTACAGGCAGGTGAGAAAGTTTATGGATGGAAACTGCAACGCCAGAAAGGACGTGAGACATACCCTGCGGAGGTTATCGAACATATCGGAAACTGCACCGAAATGTCATTATCCGACAGCATTAAACTATTCGGAGGTAGCATCTCTGCTACAAAATTGCAGAAGTACTGCGAGTCAGCGGGATACGATCTCAATCAAATCCTGCCTGACGTGGGTGAGGAAATTGTAAAGCTAGTTGAGGACAAACCAAAGAAAGATAAACTATGAACGATCTTAATTTTGATAAGCTAACAAGCAATGGATGGAAGCAATTCAAGGATCACCTTGGACAATCGGATATCTCGTTTTACAAAACCTTCGCCGGGCATGAAGAGTGCCGTTGCAACGAAGGCAAGAAAAAACAGGTTGAGGTTTACATCTACGATCACCGAAAACATGGTTACCCAAACGTGTGCTACGAGGTAAAATGCACTGGCGAATTGCCAGATGGTACATGGCTTGACTTAAAATCGTATGGGTTGAAACAAGACAACGTGGATGAAAAGGCAGCGGAGATTTTGCAACTCTGGGACTGGTCTGTAAAAAACAATTTGACGAGATCCAAAATCTAGATATTTTGCGTTAGCTTCAGACGAAGCGCATCGACTAGAACCCGATGAAAAACACACAACAAATTTACCCCTGCCTCATGGCGTTATCATTCGATGATGCGGTTCTACTTGAGGTGGGGGTTTCTTTTAAACTATGAAAATTAAACGTCCCTCATTTCAATTTTATCCTGCCGATTGGTTGCGAGATACAGCATTGAGATCATGCTCCGTACAGTCCCGTGGACTATGGATTGATATGATCTGTTATATGCATGAAGGTTCACCCTATGGCTACTTAAAGGTTGGCAACAAGGTTATCCTTGCATCCAACCTTGCTGGCATGACTGGATTAACCTTACAAGAAGCGGAAGGTTGCCTAAAGGAACTGCATGATGCTGGTGTATACGATATCGATGAGGATGGAGTCATATGCTCACGCAGAATGATCAGAGATGAGAACCTCCGTAATATTAGGGCATTAGGTGGTCACAAGGGAGGAAATCCAACCTTGAAGGTTAAGGGTAAGGTTAACCTTCCAGATAACCTTGATGATGAAAGTAAGGATAAGCAAAAACCAACCCCTTCATCTTCTTCTTCTTCTTCATCTTCATCTTCAAATATAAATAGACCAGATTCAGTTCCTGAACAGGTCTGGAACGATTTTCTTAAAATCAGGAAGGCAAAGAAATCACCATTGACCCAAACAGCACTCAATGCCATCCAGAACGAAGCGGACAACGCAGGTTGGACGCTGGAGGATGCGATAACCGAATGCGTGAGCAGGGGATGGCAGGGATTCAAGGCTTCTTGGGTTGCCAACCAACAACAGGAACAAGCGACAAACAACAGGGGATACTAATATGAAAAACACACCAATCGCAATCACCGCAGAAAAAGCGGCACTATCGCTAATCGCAATCGACCCAGACGTTCTACCGCACCTCGCATGGTCAGAAGACTTGTTTGCAATATCGCAACATAAACTCATCTTCACTGCACTGGAGCGAGTGTACCAGCGGACTGGATCCACCAACGCACTAGGGGCATTGAGCGATCTTGAGACAACGGGCAAGCTGAATGCCTGTGGAGGGAAAGAGGGAGTCATGGAAGTTCTCCAGACAATCTTCCTGTCCCCCGGTGCTATGTGCGTTGAAACCGCAGCAGACTATCGCGCACAACTCATCAAGGCAAAAGGGTATCGGGATGCCATAAAGACGTGGGAGGATAACCATGATGACGTATGCGCTATGAAAGCAGACCTTTCTATCCTTGCTGAGTCCTTTGCCAATGCAATCGTACCAGAACACCAGTGCAAGGACGTGAAGGCCCATCTGAGCGACTTTTTGGACGATCTGGAGGACAAGACTCCACTAGAGAATTTTCCAACTGGAATTCCCAAGCTGGATAAACTGCTTGGTGGAGGTGTTCGACGTGGTGAGATGTTAGTGGTAGGAGCGCAGACCAGCGGAGGTAAATCCATACTGCTTTATCAAGCCGCACTACAGGCACTACTCAACAACAAATCAGTAACGATATTTTCGTTGGAAATGCCAGCGAAGGCAATCCTGCAACGCATCGCTTCCAACCTGCTTGGGAAGACAATCATGCCACTGCGCGAGATGGAAGGTGTAACAGAGTGGAGGGGGGTTGCATCAGCAAAGGATATCTCCAGTGCAATCACCCAACTCATGGGAATGAAGCTAACGATCCGCGATGATCTCTCCGAGGTGGGTGAAATAGCAGCAGAGGCATCGAGACTAGCATCACTTGGCAAGGCCGATCTGATCGTGGTTGACTACCTGCAAATTGTCACCATGCCATCCGCTGATAACCGAGAACAGGCAGTGAGTGAATTATCACGCAGGTTGAAACTAACTGGACTCAAAACAAATTCAGCGGTCATAACTGCATCCCAACTCAACGACGATGGAGCGGTTCGCGAGTCAAGAGCAATCGCCCATCACTGCGATTTCTTGGTGTTGATATCTCACCCAGATGACAAGAAAAAGGAGACTTCTTCTTACAAGAAGAAACCCGAAACCCAACCAACTTCACGCATCCACATTGGAAAGAATCGCCGGGGTCAACGTGACGTGTTTGTGCCTGTAAAAATGCGCGGAGATATTTCTAGATTTGAACAAATCGATGAACATTGATCACCACTTCGACGAGGCTTGCTTTCTGCTAGACACTGCAACAGCAATCTGGCAGACCCGCATGAAATCTAGGTTTGCGGACGCTCAGGAAAAATACGAAAAGGCAAAAGAAATCTACAATAAATATTTTTCACACATCGACGAAAATTCTGTTGACGAGTTTCAATTTTGACCCTAGATGTAGTGGAGTCAGTCCAATAAATACACCATATCAAATGAAAACACTAAACGTAATCACAGTCGAGGCAGACAAGTCTCGCAACGACCGAGGCACACGGGACTGGGGAACATTCCGCATCACTTCCAAGTGCTATCTATCCAAAGAAATCATTGAGTCACTTTGTGGGTCTCACGATATGTTTGGACAATCATTCACGTTCCATGAGACGAAAGACGAAAATGGATATGTCTACGAGGGAAGCTACGATTGCTGGAGCGACTAGCATAACATTACACTTTCTGCAAACTAATGCAGACTTGGTGGCATCACACCACAAAAACGATGCAATAATATAAACTAACTATAATATGGCAGAACAATACGATAACACTAATCGCGGATCACTCTTCAAAAATGACCGCAAAGAACTGGACACCCATCCAGACTACAACGGATCCCTCAACATCGAGGGAACTGACTACTGGCTCAATGGGTGGATCAAGGAGTCCAAGAAGGATGGTAAAAAGTTCTTTAGCTTGTCAGTCAAGCCAAAGGATCAAGGCGCAACCAAAACCCATGCAAAGGCCAAATCCGCTCCAGCACGGGCCAAGGATGATGACGGAGACTCGATTCCGTTTTAACTAACACTTTCCTCGCTAGGTTGGGAACTCCCGATCAGCAGGGGACAAGGGGGTTGGC